TGTATCGTCGCAAGGAGGATAAAGTGAATACAAAAATTGAATGGACAGAGAGAGTATGGAATCCATCGATTGGCTGTAGTAAAGTATCGGAAGGTTGTAAAAATTGCTACGCAGAAAGGTTTGCAAAAAGATTACAGGCGATGGGATTAGAAGATTACAGTGATGGTTTTAAGTTCAAAATACTACCTCATCGTCTAAATGAACCATTAAAGATTTCTAAGCCAACTAAGTTCTTCGTCAATTCTATGAGTGATTTATTCCACGAAGAAATGCCTTTTGAATATCTTGATGCAATTTTCGATGTAATTAAGAAGACTCCTCAGCACACCTATTATATTCTTACGAAAAGACCAATAGCAATGCGTTGTTATTTTGATGGGAAAGTAGTTCCCAAAAATGCATGGCTTGGTGTTAGTGTAGAGAGTCGGAATCGTATTGACAGAATACGATACTTGCAGGCAATCGAGTCAGAAATTCGTTTTATATCTTTTGAACCACTGGTTGATGCAGTTGGCAGAATAGACCTGTCTGGAATTCATTGGGTAATAGTAGGAGGAGAGTCTGGTCATAACGCAAGACCGATGAGAAAAGAATGGGTAGAGGAGATTTTTCAGCAATGCAAAGAACAAAAGGTTGCATTTTTCTTTAAGCAGTGGGGAACATGGGGGGCAGACGGTATCAAGAGAAGCAAAAAAGCGAATGGAAGAATATTTAGGGGCAAAGAATGGAACGAATATCCTGAGGAGGTGTAAATTGCAACAAGTGTTATGAAATTTATTCTTGGGAATAGGATGGATAAGATATAACAGAGACTAAGTTTTCTTCCCGGGGCATCCATAGGGCTATCCTTCCCGCCCTTGCCCCTTTATTCCCAATCTTCCCAACCTAAATTTTCGGAATTGAATAAATCCGTTTTAGTCAAGCCTATTTTTTCGCACTCAGAAATGATTTGTTTTGCAATTTGATAAGCAACTACTCGATTAGCAACATAATGTGTTAGATATCTGCTTTTCAATTTGCTGATAATTCTGTATGCTTTTTCTTTGCCTCGATGGATTACCGCATCTATTACACGATCGGAAGGAGACCATATCGCTTGTTCAACCACCTTAAAACCCCATTTCCCCTTGCCCGTGCCTCCCCGACATATAGTCTTCCACAATGGCATGTAATCTCGAAGAGGATGAATAGGGCTGTTATACAGTGCTGTAAATGGTTTTGGTGATAGTGGGTTCAAGACTGGTCTTATTGATAGATTTCTCGACCACTCTGCCCTCTCAATATCTCTGAAAAATTCAAGTAATTCTTCATAATCTTCCTTTTTCTCGCCTGGAAGGTCGGCAATGTAATAGATGTTTATCAACGAGTTTTTACCTTCTGATTTTCTGCGTTCGACATACTTGCCAATCTGCTCGAGTATATATTTTGCTTTGTATGGCTTTCCTGCTACCTTTCGCAATTTATCAGACACACCTTCGATTCCAATCGTAACTGACTGTGTTTGAGAGTTTGGTAGATTCTTTAACCGTGTGTCTACACCACTATTATTAAGATTATGCAGTCTGATATATTCATTGATTTTATCATATTGTGAGTGTTCAACGGTATCGGGAGCAAAGAACGATGTATACGAACCATCGGGGATTATGGATGCTACTTTGATTATATCCTCATAACTTGCTTCACGATATGGTTTAAGTCCAGACATTACACAGAACGGACATTTAGATTTACAGCCTCGTGCGATTTCTACTCTGTAAAGTTTACCAAGTTTTCTATCCTCGTCATTTATAATTTTTTTGAGTGTTTGATCTTTATTCTGCACAATAAATCGCTTTTGGAAATAAGCGATTGGTTTGATTTTTGGTGCGTTGTAAGGCTCTGGGATATCCTTATCGCCTTGCTTGTACAGATACTTGCATATATCTTGTGGATCTTTGCCTTGCGAAATATAATCAAGTATTTGATATGTATGATCTTCACCATCGCCCAGGAAAACATAATCAGCCATCTGACTAATGAGTTCAGGATTGAGAGTGGCTTCGATGCCTCCTGCTATGATTACAGGTTTGCCTTTCCTGTTTTTAAGGCTTGCGTCTTGCAAAAATTTTTCAAACATAAGAATATCTGCGTAATAAGTTAGAGTAACAAGCAAGACATCACAAGCATTAGCTGTGTAAATATCTACATCGTATATTTGCCAATCATTTCTTTTGTAAGCCTCTTGCAAGCACAATTCAAGACCATAACATCCCAGTGATGATGTGAATGCAACCTTGCCGATTATCATTGTTTAATCTCGTATGTTATCCCAAACTCGTTTTTGAGTTGTTCAAGCATTTCGATTATATCGCTCTTTTGTGTTAGAAAAACTTTAGGCGGGATAGTAAGAATATATTGAATGCTTTTAGGTTTGCTGTGTTGCTCTGCTTCTTTGTCATCTTCGAATACCTCGACATTTTTCATTATTATATCATCTATCGATGCAAGTTGAATATCCTCCTCATCAAGATCTGCGATGAAATATTGCAGTGATAGTAAATCCCATTCAGCTTGTATTTTATTCAAAGCAAGATTTAATGCTTTCTCCCTCTTTTTTGGCATATCTACTACAACTACATCCACTTCATTTATATTTAATTCTTGTAATGCTTTCAGCCTTTGATTTCCTCCGATCACTTCATTGTTTTTGTTCACCACAAGCGGTTGCACAAGGCCAAATTCTTTGATTGAGTTTTTGATTTTCTCAAGAGTTGCTCTGTCACATTTTCTTGGATTATTAGGGAATGGTTTTAGTTCTGCGACTTTTCTTTTTTCTATCTTCATTTTCTTATACTTTCGATTGATTTTTTAATGTCATCAAGGATGGTATGAATTGTTTCATACTTAAGATTGATTAGTTTGTTTAGTTCATCGTGTTTCAACTCACATACTTCCCGAATTACATACTTACCATTATTATTTACATTTTTTGGGGTCCTGAGCCAATCATATATGATCTTGCTATTCAACCCCAGCAAAGTCCCGATAATTCCTGATATAAGTATCTGTGATATATCATTCATATAACCTCCGATTATGGTTCTAATATATAAAAACCTACTGCGTCTTTCCCTGCGTAAGTAGTTCCACCACCTGCATTACAAGCCTGAATATTAAGAGTGAATCGCTTTCGATATGTGCCAGAATCGGCACTTAGGGCAGGGTTGAATTTCAATTGTAACATATGCCTTTTTTCTGCTGTCGATGTTGTGCTATAATTATTTGAATTTCTACTTCCAACATTTGCCCGCAAATAGCCCGTCCCAGAGGAGACATATATCCAACCTTGCATCACCATAATAATATCAAAATTGCAGATGTAATTTGTGTATAACGGGTATGACCCTGCTCTAGCATAAGTTGGGTATATTGATGTAGTGCTTCCATTACATTGTGTTGTTAGATATGAATTTGCTATCATTGGAGGTGGTGTGTGCATTAATCTGCAAGCATCAAAATAAGCAATGTTCGAGCCTGAAACGGTTTTGACTATTCCCACTCTCAATTTAACATATTGATAATTATCTAAAAGTTTCGATATAACATAATTCCAAGTATTTGCTTCGTGTCCACCCCACCAATCGAGAATTGCTATTACTGTCTGTATATAGGCTTTGTCATTGCTATATGCAGCCTCCACTCTTATTTCATCGTTTGCACCCGTCTTATATGCAAATTGAAAATATGTTCCCAATCTTGCCATATCTACCCAGCCACTCTCGAGATAGCAGTAATCACCAGTACCTGCACTCGTTGCATCTATTTTTGCAGAGTAATAACCCTCTGTTGCGTTTGTGCTACGTGAGAAACTTCCATAATTTGACTTGACCCAGTTATCAGGGACACCATCATTGTTCGTGTCAAGTTCAAAACTGCCATTCAGAAGGATAGGCTGTGCAAGGAGTGATTCTGCGAGAACATTATCGTTACATACGATTTGCTTCATATCGATTTGTTTGATTATTTTGCCTGCATCCGTCTCAATTGTATGATCTCCAAAACCAGAGGGATTAGCCATCTTATACCTCCTTTAAATAATCTGGGGCGATTAAGCAACCCCATTCGTTGCCTATCATTTCGTGGTCTTCTGCGATTGTGCAATACAGTTTTTTTTCATAATCGCTGTAATTGCCAGTGTCTATATCATTAGGGGCTATCGTTGCCACTCTCTTAAATTCGACACATTCTATCTCGATGTCATTTTCTCTGATGTCTTTTTGTGTCACGAGATAGAATGATAGTACAGGTAAGCCATCAACACCCGTAATTAGGTCAGAGTCTATTATCAACGAGTCCATTATCTCAATTTGCGAACCAACCTCCAAATCAGTCTTGAATATAATTTTTCTTCGTGGGTCCTGATACTGCCTCAGATAGTAAGATAACAATCCAACAAGATATTCATAGTCATAGAGATACATTCCATTGATTCTATATATATCTGCAGGATTGCCATACCCACAATGCGGGAAATGGAAGGTTTTTTCCTGTATATTGTTATACATATACTTCGATTCATATATCTGATTTACCACTTGAATCTTGTTAAAATAGTCATCGTCATTTGTGTCCGTTGCCTTTGCTTTGAGATAGTTATTTTTTGCTTTGTAATATGCAGAAAATCTTGTGATTATTTCATCCTCTGCAAGGTTATTTAAGAGTGAAATTTTGAGTGAGCCTAACACAATTTCGCTGTTTGTGATTACCTTAAAATTTGACTGATTAGGTAAGAATGGTTTGAACCGTAATTGATAAAATTGCTGCCCGCTTGCGTTTTCATATCTTGCAAGATAAGGCACAATACCAAAATATGTGCATATCTGGATTACAATGTCTTTTACTTTGCTTGATTGACCGCAAGGCGTCAACGCATATTCAGTCGGGAAATATTCAAGGTCAGCTGTATTAATCAAATCTGATTTTAAGCCTGCACCAAAATAATAATTCTGTAATATCCAATCCAAAACTACTCCTGCATCGCCATAATAGAACGCAAGCAATTCACACTCTTCACCTGGATTATGCGTGATTTGAGTAGTTCCAAATTGACCACGGTGGTTGTCTGGGCAAAATATGGTTGTTTTAAAAGGTGTAGCATTATCTTTCTTTTTGAGAGTATAATTACCACCACCTTCATTGACGATATCAAAATCTTTTAAATAATAATATCTGATAATGCCCGTAGGAGCAAATATCTCATCACCTATTTTGTAAGCCCTTATGCTTGTGAATACTTCAGTTTCGATTATTACCGTCCCATACAGAAACTCTGTATTCAGATATTCACCATTGTTTGTGACATAGGTGTACGGGATATATCCTTCAATTCCTATTTCAACTCCCCAGCCAAGAATAGGAATTACATTATAGTTAGGCCAAAAAACGATATCAGCATCAGGCAAACTGTCTTTAAGCGTCTGCTTATTCTCAGACATCACTCTCGTCTCGTATAGAAGATTCCATATGTCTTTAGCAGTAATTGACNCCTCTGCACCTTCGACACTAATATCGTCAATATATCCCTGCCATACAAGTCTTTCACCATCTATATTATACGAACCTCCTTCATTCTGAACTATAAATGCTTGAAATATCTTTATCTGTGAACCTTTTAACTGTGGGTATCTTGATAATAATTGCGAAAAATAAGTCCCTGTAGGCAACTCTGTCCTCTCAGAATTGTAAGGGTCGAGTTCTGAAGCATAATCATTCTCGTTGAGCATTCTTATCGTTACGCTTCCTGTCTCTGCCCCATACAATTTCCATTTTTGTGAAAGTCCTTCGATTGATTTGATGTAAGGTCTTACGACATATCCACCGATTACAGGCTGAGGCACATCACAAGATGTGAAACATATCGTCTTATAAGCAGGTGATTCACTCTGATAGTTCACCTTCTGTCCCACCACATAAGTAGATTTGTCTTTGCAAGTATAAAATGTTTTATAGCATTTTGACCCTGTCGCAGTGCAAGGTGAGACTCCAAATTCATAGATGCATTTTTCGAGATACAGGTATATCACCCAGGTAGTTGATCGTTTTTGGTAATGTGCATAATCAGAAAAATAACCCATCAGAATATCACCATCTCAAACGAAAGTTGAATCTTCTCATATATCCCGGCATATAATCTTGAATGAGGTATTATGTAATTAGGCTTTATTCTTGCCCAATATAGCTCAGACATATTATCTGAATTTGGGATAAACACAAACGGTTTACCCTGTCTTGCCTCTTTCAAGAAGTCGAGATAATCACTCTCATAGAAAGATGCTTCAACAAAATGTATTACAAAATCACAGGTATAAACTACGCCTCGATAATTAGAATTCAAGAAGTGCATCGCTTCTGCAAAGTTGCTTTGATACTTTGCATTTTCCTGAATTACAAACGGAGACACAAGCGGATAGGGGAATACAAGACACTTGCCCAACCAGATTTCACCAATTAGTGGTTGATTAGTGTCAAGATTACTAATAGATATATTGTTATAATTACTTGCTGTATCCACTATCTTTTTGAAGAATATACCATCGGCTGTTATGTTTTCAGACCCGCTGAGAGTGCCAATATTGTAATTCAGATATGGTGTCAGTCCTGTGCCTCGATTGGAATAAATATTATGATTGATTAGTGCGATTGCATTGAAGGTTTGTGAAGAATAATAATTATATTCAATTAGATTACCACTTCCCGTATATTTGAACAATGTATGACCTTTATCATCATACGAGTTCTGAATAGGGAAATTTGGGTCTTGTGTGCCTTCAACGCTTATGCTATTGAATTGGTGATATTTATAAAAAATAATTGGGACTCCCATTATACCTCCGCTTGTGCTTTTTTGATATACCCTACTAATTCCTTTGCGACCTGTTCTTTCGTGCCACCCAACACTGCACCCGTGATATACACATTGACAGTCTGCCCGCTTATGCCAGAAGATACAGAACCACCATAACTGCCTGAAGGTGATGGGCTTGATAACGAAACTGCAGGAGTAGTTCCCATTCCCGTTTGTGTCTGTGCGGGGGCTTTGTAAGTTTGTGCTGCAATTAATGCAATTTGTGCAGCACCCATCGCACCAATCATCGACGCAAGGACGAGGTTCATTGGTGGCGGAGTAGCAAGTGCTTGTGTAATACCCAAAGCTGTGTTTACTGCTGCTTGTGAGAGTGCGAAAGCCCTATGTATTTCAAATTGTGTCCTATCTGATACATCGAGTGTTGCCATCATTGCGTCAGAAATTCCAGACATAAATTGCAACGCAAACCGAGCCGCATTCATTCGTAACTGTGTCTGATATATTGACGATTGTGTCCTTTGCTTGTCAAGAGCCATTTCCTTTTGGTATGTTGCGTATAAAACATTAAAATCCTGTAAAGCCATAGTTGCCATTGACATACCACCACCAGCCTTACCCATACCTTGCAGTTGATTAGTTTCCTGCAACAACCCAAACATCTCTCTTATCTTTGCAATTATATCGTCATAATATGATATAGTTGTCCGTCGTTCTTCTTCTAACTGCTTCAAATATCTTTCATTTGCTTTCTCTAATACTTTCTGTCTCCATTCCTGATATTTCTCCTCTTCTCTTTCCTGCTCTTCAAGATATTTCTCATAGTATCTTGCAAACCCGTCAATGTCTAATATCTCAAAGTCTGTAAGTTCTTTATGCTTATCTTTTAGATTCTTGATAGTCTTCCCGTGTATTCCTTCGATTTTCTCCATAGATGCCCTGACACCACCGACTATTTGTGTGTCCATTACACCCCATAAGCCTGCTGCCTTACCTACAAAATCTTCAGCCGATAATGAGAGAGTCGCTTTTAACTCGTTAAGACTTTTAATCCATTTCTCCCTTGTCTCATCGCTTATGACGCCGATTTTGTTTGGTAAATATGTCAGAGCAGATATATACTTTTCGAGTGCATTAACCTCAAAAGATAGTACCTTATGTATACCTGCCTCGACCATATATACAAGCCCAACAATACCCTGCAACGCATAACTTGCACCTTTTTGGATAGTCGTAATGAAATCCTGTATTTGTGCGTTTATTTGTGCAAATCTGTCTGCTGTTGTTGTGCCTGTATTCCCGAGACGCTGAAATAATACCTCTGAATTTGCAATCACTGCCTGTAACGCAAGATGTGATTTTTCCTCAGCCGTGAGTGATTCAACTGCAATACCGTTTGCTTTTGCATAATCGTGGATTGTCTTATTCAAGTCAAGTAGAATCCCCATTCGCTTGAGTTCTTTTTCGTTTCCCCTCTCAACCGCACTTGTAAGAGCATCAAAAGCCTGTGCTGCATCGACCCCAATCGCATTCTTGACCCTCGATGCAACCTCCATCAGTTTATACAGTTCGTCGGGAGATAATCCTGATAGCAAGGCTTTACTTGCTACCTTGACTGCATCTGCTGCACTAAGTTGCCCTTCTGAAACATTTTTTAATTTATTTACAATCGTGTCGGCAGATGTGCCATAAGCCATTGCCAGCCCTTGCAATGCCGCTTCTTGTTCTCGAATACCAGCCCCTACATTGGCGAAATCCCAGACTTTTGATATTGTATAGGCATACCCTGTAATTTTCAATGCAGCCTTTTCGTATGCGTTGAAAAACGATTCTGATTTTTCCTTTGCCTGCTCTGTTTTCTTTGAAACCTCTTCTGTAGCCTTGCCTACTTTTTCAATTGCAGAAGTAGCCTCAATAACCTTTGTCTTGAGGTCTCCAACATCTGCCTGTAATCTAATTATGGTTTCATCAGTTGTTGCCATCTTGTCTCACCTTTGCTGCTCTATATCGTTCTAACGCCCTCTTAAAATTTGCCAGAGATAGCCAATCCTCATATTCGAGGGCATTTGCGGATATATGAGCCCCTGCTTCAATGATTGCATTGATTTCAAGATAGTTGAATACAACAGGATTTACGGACTCATTGTGCATACTCTTACATTGCTCACATATTTTATGTAAGACCTCTTTCGGGTAGTTTCGTTCACAATTTGCTCTTTTTTCTGGTGTGCAACCTCTATCATATTTTACGAATTCCCTGTAAAAAAATCTTCACTTATCACCTCACCCTGAGTCTCAAAAACCTTCTGTGCAATGAGTTCGAGTATATCGCTCAGATATTTTTCAAACAAGACTTTCCATTCTGCATAATAATCAGGGTCGTTGGGGTCTGATGAAATTATTTTTCCATCGTATTTGAGAGTGCCTTTTTCAAAACCAATAAGCACCATCGAGGCATATTTGATTCTCGTCCTAAACAAATTTTCAGCATCTACTTTGCCATCCTTCATCTGAATCAATTCAATCCTGTATTTGATTCTTTCCTCAGTGGTAGGTTCACGACAGTATAATATGTGCGTGTCTTTTGTAATGCCGTCCTGAATCAGAATCTTGATTTTATCATTTCCTAATACTCTCATATTTACCTCTTATTCTATCTTGATTGAAAACATTCCGCTCGAACCACCAATCATTTTTGCTTCGAGAGACATACCGAGTATGCCATCGTGGTTCTCATATTTTGGATTTTTCGTGAGTTGCAATTTCTCAATAGTAATTGTGAGTTTCTGTCCACCTGTGGGTCCTGGATACATCAACTGTGAATCTGACAACTCCGTCCCATTCGAAAATATAGTAAACAGATTTGCTGTTGATAGGTCCGGCGCTTCTATCGAACAAGTGAATTTCCCGTCCGCATCTGTAACCACAACTTCCTTGACGCCTTTTGAGGCTGTGAAATCTTTTCTCTCAGCAAGCTTTATATTTGGGTCTATCGAAAAAGATTTCAAAATAGGATTATAACCACCTATCGACACAGTCATTCCGTTTAAGAGCGGTGGTTTAACAGTCGTGAAGTTCGGTGATGGGAACGATGATTCTTGTGTAATCGTAGACAGCATACCCGTGAATGAAAATTCCAGATAACCCACATCATTCACTCCACCAGATAGCTTCACCGTGCCTCTACATCCAACCATCTTGTGCAGGAGCAAATCTTTATAGAAATAGATTGTAACGCTCGACTGAACGAGGTCTGTCTCAATAAAGCGATATGTCACATCACTCGTCCCGATGACCTCTGCTGCATTACAAGCCTTCGCCAAACATCCCCAATCAGGTGGTGTAGTTGCTCCCGCAGACCCTCTCAACTCTACCTTGAAACTGATTTTTGCTAACTTTGTCAAGGGTAATCCACCATTCTGGCTAAAATACTGCGAGTATACCTTCCGCTCCTTGAACTCCTCAATCGGGTCAAAGTTGGCATCGGATACCAACATTGCATCTGCGTTTGCTGATGGTGTTGCATCGACGCCGTAAGTTGTCTCGGTCTTTGCTAAAATCAAAAATCTCTCTCCTAAAAACATTTTATATCCTCCTGTTATGTAGTTCCAATTTCCGTTCTATAAGCGATTTTCAAACTAATCTTTGCAGCGAAATATACAAAATCTTCTTCTGCCGCCTCTATAAAATCCTCGTCAGGTTGCCTTATAAATAAAGATTTTCCTGATAATGTTGTATCCTTATATATTGCCTTATATACATCAGACATAAGGTTCTGCAAGCCTGAATACGAGGTGTCTAAACATATTATATCAACTTTCAAATAGAAATCCCAGACCCCGTTTGGGCTCTCTTTTTGTAAGACACCTGTGTCTCGTATGTCAATCGCAGGGAGATTGTCTCTTGTCCAATTCTCAAGTTTCCAGACTGAAACATTATTGCCTGCATCAGTGTTATACCTTGCTGCTTTTTTTATTTCTTTAAGTCTCGCTTCAAGAGCAGATATGACTTCGCTTCTCGATGACATTACGCCCTCGTAAGTTCAATATGCACTGCCCCAACACCGTTTGGCTGTATCGAGGCAATCTTATAATTCACGCTGTTAATTGTAATTATATCCCCAATTTTAGCATTCGAAAAATCACTCTCCAAACCAATCATAAATGGGTTTTTATTTTCTAATCCCATTCCAAAAAGCTGAGTAGCAACATATTGATTGTTAAATATCACCTGCACGGTTTTTGAAGAAAAAGAGGCACTCACCCCCAATTCGAGAATGAGTGCCTTGATGTGAAGTGATAAATCCATCGCTCACCTTATACAGGCTTGTATTTTGCATCTCCCAATGCCGCTACGGCTGCAACGAGTATCGATGGTGTCGTGCCACCTGTTAGGGTTACTGTGAGATATGCCCTAACATACTTTTTGCAGCCCGACAGGTCGACATTGATTTCTGCTGCTGTGTTCTCCGCTGTGATGGTTGCCGTAGCACCTGATATATCTGCCATATCAGAGCCATCCGCTGCATCACCTGTCTGGACTTTACAAGCAACACTAATTGCTGTTGGAGTGCCACTCGCAGCACCTGTCAAGAATGTGAATGTTGCACTTTTATATCCCACTCTTGAAAGCACTGTCCCTGATGCCGTTTGCCCGTTTGATTTACTTGTGGGTACAATCTGTAAACTCGTTTCTATGTCTGTACCTACATAACTCATTTCTTACCTCCCTTCTTTTCGTCTTTAATTATTGTTTCTTCGATTTTTGGATTCTCTGGTTTTATAGGCTCAGCGTATGCCTCAACCGCATTCATCGCCACAAGTGTAGCATACTCCCCCTGACTTACCTCGATGACATCACCTGGTTTTAGATGTTTGCCTTTCCAGAAAATACCTCTTAGAAGTTTCACTCTCATTTTATACCTCCTTTTACTGGTTACCAGCATCAGAAGATATTGCGAAAGCTCCCGGATATCTGACTGCAACATCAATCATTATTGAAGCAATTATTTCAGTCTCGAGGTTTTTTGCATTGCTGTAAGGATTGACCATCAAATCAAGACCGCCCCACTGCCCTACCAAAAGATTTGAGAAATCTCCAAATAAGACTTTATGAGAGGGCATCGAGTTCGTCACAAAGGCTCTATATTCGTTTACCATGCCCTTATCATATAAAAACTCAGAGACATAGTTGTCTTTTTTGATTGTCTTCCACTTGCCTTTTGTGGCTGCGTCGATGAGATATGCGGTTGTTGCAGGGTCGATATTCACATTTGCAGATTCAACATCAGTCTCAAACTCAACTATCTTTGCGTAAGTAGCAGTACCGCCAAATGATACTGAACCAACGCCAGAGGTGTTGAATATACCGAGAGGCTGGTATTCAGAACCACTGCCCTTGATTGCAGCATCACTGATTGCAACAGCAAGAGCCTTATTCATATCATCTCTTACCATTGCCTCGACTGCGTTCGATGTCTGCAATGCCAACGCCCTCGTAATGTTTACTCTTGTTGCAACAGTCTTAGGTTTCAAAATCACCTGTGCAAGAGAATAATTTGACTCTGTAATTTCTACAGCCTCGCCTACCCAATAAGCAGTAGCACCACCTGCAACTTTTGGAATTGCAACATTACCAACCAGTCCGTCAAGTAGTTTCGCACCAGCCTGAAAAATTACAGCTTTGTTTCTCAGATACTCAATCAAGTCCTGAGACCTCAACTCAGTTGGTACGAGATAACCACCAGCAGTGTCGGGATAATTTTGTAATGCTGCTCTGGGATTGAGTGCCTCTGGCGGTATGTAGATATGACTTTTGTCTATAGGCAAGTTTGCCTTCTTAGCATACTCGTCAGATACTTCCCTCTCATAGCAGTTCTCGCCAGACAGCAGAGACCTTATTGCCGACAGGACAGAATACCTCTTGATCTCCTTTGCTGTCTGAAGAGTTGGGCCCAATAACTCTGCCTTCTTGGCATTTGTCTTCTTCTCGAATACCATCAGTTTGAATTCCTCGACGCTTTTGCCCTCACTGATTGCCTGCTGTGCAAGGTCAATGCAGTCGTGGACTTTTGCTATCTCGAGGATTTCCTTTACATTTTCCCTTGTAAATGCATCCATTTTCTTACCTCCTGTTGTGGTTATTATGGATTGATTTGTTGCTTTGGTTTGAGTCAGATTCACCGTTACCTTCACATCCTCGCTTACGGCGGTGCAAGATGCTAACACATCTTTGAATGTTTCAGGCACATTGTGAAATTTATTCAACTCAAACTTTGCAGCAATTTGAATTGCATCTGTTATCTCGCTGGCAAAACCTAACTCTTTTGCCTCCTTTGCAGAAAGCCAAGTCTCGTCTTTCATCATCTGTTTGACTCTCTCAATTGAAAGACCTGAACGCTTTGAGTATATTTCTGCAAGTGAGTTTGATATTTTTTCGAGAGTCTCGGAGTTCTTTTTCATATCATCTGATGTGCCTACCACAATCCCATAAGGTTCGTGGATCATCATAAATGCGTTCTCAGGCATTATGATTTTATCGCCTGCCATTGCAATCACCGATGCAATTGAGGCTGCAAGCCCGTCGACATATACTGTTTTGTCTGCCTTCAAGGTTTTCAAGAAATTGTATATAGCAAGCCCGTCAAATACATTCCCACCGGGACTGTTGATGTGTAAGTTGATCTTGTTTGCCTTGATCTCCTGCACCTGCATAATGAAATTTGATGATGTGGTTTCACTACAGAAAGAAGCATCACCTATTTCATCGTATAGGTATATATCTGCCTCTGTCTCGGTTTCGTTTTTAACTATCTGATTTTTGATTTCAATCTTATAGAATGCCTTTTCCTTCTTTTTGTCTATCTTCTGTAAGAGTGAATCTGCAGCGTCGGCGATATTATTATACCCCTGTTGTGCTGCACGCTGTTTTGCAGCAATTACACCTTTGCGATATATCTTGCCATCCTTCCCAAACGGGAATTTGTATCGGTCTTTCGTGTTCTCGTTTGCATCGGTGTCTTCTGCTATGAACCATTTTTTATACTCATTCCAATCATCGCCTTTGGGTCCAAGAAGTTTATTGCCGTCCTCAGCTGTAAATTCCCAACTTGAATCATAATCGATTTTACCCTGTGAAATTAAGTCTTCTGCATTTGAAATACCTACGCTGTTTACTCTTATCATTATATAACCTCCTTGTTCATAATTACCCTAATTCCTGCATTTGCAAAAATCTCCTTATCTTTTTGTATCTGTGCAGCTATGTCTTCTAAATTCTTTCCTTTCATAGCTGCAACTTCAGACCACGATGATAGCCCGGATAGTATCTCTTTAATCTTTGCATCGATATCCCTCTCAGGATCTACCCAATCATACCCACGCCCAATAAATTCGTAGTTCATATACTTATCTTTTTTCTGGTAAGGCACTATGCCATTTTCAAATCTCACAAGTCCGAGCAGGAAAACATTATCAAGCCAGCGTTCAAAAACTTTGTACAAAAACACTTCTTTAAGCCATCGCTGGACAGATTTAAAATAATCCCGTTCTGCAAGCATTCCCACTCTTGCAGAGGAATAATTCACTTGACTCAAGTCTCCCGACAATGATTCATAAGAAAAATTCAGCCCTGTCGCAATATTTCTGATTATTGCTTTCACAAAATCCGCAAACTGCTGGTCGGGATACTTAGGGTCAAACACTTGCAATTCCATACCAGCGGGCAACACACCGAATTGACCAGGCGTAACTGAGTCGTATAATTTCCCCGTTTCTGTGTCCTTTTCTGATGCTACAGCAGAGATGTCAACCGATATGTCTTTCTGTTTGTAGAAACCCATCTTTGCCGCACCGATGCGGGCGTTCACAACTGCTGCTTTGATATATTGCTGTAGGTGAATTGCATCGATGATGACAGGTGCTATCCAGGGATAGCCTCGTGATTGCCAGACTCTCTCCCTCTTAAAAAGGTGAATTATGTTGTCTGCATTGATTATCTTATAACCACTATTCTGCTTGAACCAATATGCAACTACTCGATTTTGAGAGTCGTATTCTATACCACATCTGATTTGATTACTCCCATTATTAGCCCAATGATTCACATCGCAATAATCCGATTCAATAAGTTGCAAGGCAATGTGATATTTATTATTCCGATAAGCATCATCTATATATACGAATATTTCTCCGTCTCTGGCAACAGATTCAATTATCATATTAAGCATCTCAAAAAAGTTGAGTTTCCCCTCTATATCACAGGTATATTGCCAATCGTTCCAGAGTTCCTCAATCAGATTATTTGCTGCTGTGTCAAGTGTATTATCGGGATTCCTGCCTCGAACCTGCAATGTAAATCCATTCTCACCAAGCACATTAACTTTTAGGGCTGAAAGATATCGCTGAATTATAGCAGAGTTTTGAGCAACATACCTTGACCTTGCACGAATCGTGACCAAATCTGAACGAATTTCCTCATCTGCTGTCTGTGAATATACGGGTATGGATGACAAAAAGTCATCCTTTAGACCTACATCATACCTTGCTGAAATATGAGTTATTGTGCTGGGCTTTCGGAATTTATTTTTAGAAAATATCTTGAAAATATTTTTTAGGTTCATAGTTTCACCTGAATTGAGTTAGGTGATTTTTCTCCCCTTTCCATCGCCTCTTCTCGTTGCTCTTCTTTATACAACTGCTCGTAGTAATTTTTAAGTTGCAGCAGTTGATCTATTGACATTCTTGAAAGTGAGACACCTGCAATCGAAATACTCTGCTGGTCTGTTGTTGCTCTGTTTTCAAGAACTGCCTTGATTGCATCGAGAACCTTTTTGTTGTGCGAACGCAAATCAGCAGCGGATGTCATAGATGGCAAAACTGTAACATCAATCTCTTCGATAAGTATATTATCACTACCGTCAACGATGTATAAGGCTGCTCTGTAATCTCCCGCTGTTGTGAATGTGTCTCCTGCTACTGTGAATCTATATGAGCCATCGTCATTCGTTGTTGCTGTAATTGTTACTGTTGATGATGCGTTCGTAAAAGTGATTTTCGCAGTGTAGGACGAGGATTGATAATTCTCAATTATTTCATCCCACGAATATTTAAATCCAATACGGAATTTTGTAATCAATTCCTTACTGACCTCCCTGAGCATATATTATATGATAATCACCCTCTCAATGCAAGAAAAATCTTGCTTCATAGTTTCTCTGCTTTTTTGCCTGTTAGCTTCTCCCATCTGTCTATTATAATCTGGCAATAAATTGGATCAATTTCAGTCATATAACATCTGCAGTTTAATTTTTCGCAGGCGATAAGAGTTGAACCCGATCCACCGTATAAATCAACAATAATTTGTCCTCGCTTACTAAATCTTTTTATAAACCATTCACACAAAGCAACTGGTTTTTGAGTTGGATGTAATCTTTCTTTTATATGTTCTTTTTCCAAACCAAATATACCCTTCCACAAAACCCTCACTATTGCTCTTTTATGTTTATTTCTACTCCAACAAAGCTCAAAATTGCTTCCATACATTTTTTCATATTCGGTGTTAGGGCTGACTCCACCCCCTGTTTTATCCCACACAAAGAAACTTCCTTTATTTCTGTTTGGAATTAATTCCGCATAATAATCCGCTCCCCATAAAAAAATCTCTTTACAATATGCAAAAAAATCGAAAATATGTGATGGATTATATTGTTTATCATCTCCAATCACTTTTGGATATAATTTTCCAACACTAAAATTTTTCTTGGGAAATCTCATATTTCTATAATCAGTATTTAAATTTATCCCATAAGGCGGGTCAGTAAAAACCATATCCGCCTTTTTGCCATCCATTAATTTCTCAACATCTTCTTTTTTTGTAGCATCCCCACACATAAGCCGATGATTGCCTAATCTGAATATATCCCCATATTTTATATTTGTTACCTCCCTCATTTCTGGGACTTCATCATCTTCTGGCTGTGGTTCTTCTGTGAATATTTGGTCAAGCTCTATGTCCGTAAAACCTATATCTTTAAGCAGGTTCTCGTCAAAATTTGCAAGTAATTCATAATCAAACTCACCTGTATTTTTATTAAGCCTTATATTGAGTTCCTTTTCCTTTTCAATATCAGGGATGTTTACATAAACAACAGGGACTTGTTTTATACCGAGTTCTTTGGCTACTTTCACTCTAAAATGACCACCGATGATTATATTTTTCCTATTCTCCGCTGAGTTTACAACAACAGGTTCAACTAAACCAAATCTTTTGATTGATTCTTTGAGTTGCTCTGTTTGTTCTTTCGATGCTTTGCGAGGATTATAATCTGCAAATAGAAGAGTGTTAATATCTACATACTCAACTTTTAATTTCTCTATATCCATTTCCCGCCTCCTGTAATCCAACCACCCTTGACCATTTCAATTTTTATTTTCTTTTCTTGTCTGATTGCTTGCATTTGTATGCCTCCTGAAAGTGACGGGTCCGCAAGTGCAAAGGCGATAACAAGGCAATCAAGTAAGTGATTATCCCGATGCACCTTTACCCATTCGGGATTACCTCGTTTATTCCTGCGTTTTTCCTCTGCAAGGATATGCTTGAATATATCGCTTTGCGTGTCCTTGTGAAATGTCAACCTCCCGCTCTCATTAGCGGATAAAGATAACCTATAATGTATTGCATCTTTGAAGATTGCCGTGTCAAGCAATAGAAGATTGACGCCTGATGTCTGTGAGGTTTTCAAGCGTTGTGGTAGATACTGCCCCGCAAGACCTTTTGTGCCGTAGACTCTTGAGCCTGTGCTTCTGATGAATTGATACGCCCGTTCAGTCATCGAGACTTCACCATCTATCATCGTGCCACCTGTGTCAATGCCTGCCCGCCAGATTCGTAGCCTTGTGTCTGTGCCTTCTACGAGATATTGATTTTCAAAAATGAGTTTCTGCAATTCCGACCAATCACTTGTTGGGAGAGGGATAAAACCGTAGTGAATGCAATGGACAGACATATCATCCTGCCAAGCAAGGACAACAAACCACGCACCACCTTGCCCAGGGTCTATGCCACAGGTAAGCCCGATTGTTTTTTGTGGGCAGATAAATTGTGGAATGTCTATAATGTTGCTCTTATATTCTTCAATTGTCTTTGTCTCATATTTTGTTATCCACGGCTGTGCTTCCCACGAGTTTCTGAAATTCATTAGTTTCTCTGGATAATCTTTTGATGTGAGAAATGCATAAGCACAATCACCAAACGAAAGCCACGGGGAATACCAAGCCTCGATATGAAAGCCCACCTTTGCAGGCGATTTTTTGCCTTTTATACCAACCCATTTTCCAGCGAGTAACATCTGATTTTTTTGTATTGATTCGATTCTACCCTTACATTTTTCACATTCATAGTATGCAGTGTGTTTGATTGAGTCGATGTCTTGCTCTTGATTCCATTTGATTTGTTCAAATTTCAGTCTCTGGTAATGCCCACATAGAGGGCAAGGCACATAATAATAATAGACCTCATCACAGGATTGTAAGGATTTCCAGATATTGCCACCCTCTGTGGTGGGAGTTGATATGTCAACAATTTTTCGATTCCAAAAATTTTTGGTTCTTTCAATCGTGAGTGCCATCGGGTCTGCTTCCCCCCCCGCTTGCACAGGATATTTGTCTATCTCATCTCGAAACAAATATCGCACAGGGCGAGAGGCGAGTTCTGATGGTGAGTTTGCACCCGTAATCGATAGAGACATATCAGAAAAGTTCATTTCGAGAGTGGTATATTTGTCAGGATTGCTGGGGATTTTTTGTCTTGTGGGTTCACAGGTTTCGATTGCGGGCATAAGTCTATTTTTCGAGTTATACTTCGCAAGGTCAAGTGTTGGATATACAAGCAGAGTCGGTGCAGGGTCCTGATCTATTGCATATAGAATCATATTGATTATCGATTCTGTGAAGCCCAATTGTGTCGCCTTGCATACTACGATGTGCTCAATTTCGGGATTTGCAAAAGAATCAAGAACCTGTCGCAGATATGGTGTTCTTTCCACTCTATAACGCCCAGGTTCGGGCGATGTTTGTGGTGTAAGAATTCTATTCTTATCACACCAGTCCGAGACGGTAATATCTTCGGGAGGTCGCAAGACTTCAACACAATTCAAAAGATATGTTCTATCTCGATAATACTTATTCATCTGCGTTTGATTTCTTTTTTCTTTACTATCGTTCGCTTGAGTGAATCTGCTATTTCGTTCAGGACATATTTTGTTTCATCGTTAAGTATTTTTTGGATTTGTCTTTCGTCAAGTTGTTTCAATCGAGGCGGGAGAGATTTTTGCCACATAAGTAATTTATTTTTCATATTCTGTAAAATGAACGAGATATCTTCTTGCACCTGCTCGATGTGAATCAATTGACCACGCTTTTCAAGTGCCTCCATTTCCTTTAATTCTGCGATTGCAATCTCACGCCGTCGCCGTGCCTCCGCCTGTGCAATTTTCTTATCATCTTCCTTGATATATTTTTCATACCACCAGCGGAATACTTTTGTGAAATTCCAGATACCTCGCTTGACTTGTGCTGATGCCGGGAAATCACCACGGGACCGCCAAGTAAAAAATTGCGTGCGGTCTATGTCCAGCAACCGACAGATTTGGAATGTTGTAAGATAGACATCTTTTGACTTGTCCTGTTGCTCAGCGATGCCCTGTTCTGCCTTGTAATCCTCAATTTTTTGAATCAACTCTTGAAATTTTTCGAGGTCTTTGCCTCGCAATTTGCCTTGATTGAATAGTTTTGATAGGCTTGCATAGGCTATTTGCTCTGATTTTTCAAGAGCATTTTTTATGATTTCCTGCTCATTCATTATCTAAGTCCTTAAAATCATTAAAGAATTTGCCTTGTTTCATAGCCACTCGTGCCGAAAAATCGCACCTCGCAGCACCGCTTTTTGCATTGCCATCAGGAAGGACCCACAAATATTTTCGAGACTGCGAACCGCAG